GCGGTCTGCAGGATCTCGCCGACCGCCATGAACAGGTTCATCATAGTGCAAATCCTTCCACCACATCGTCGAGCCAGCGGTCCCACACCTGGCCGCCCTCAAATTCTGAATCATATTCCGCGAGCGCGCGCTCCAGGAACAGCGGTCCCACCTTGTATTCCGGCCCGCGCATGGCCTTCGCTTCAGATGCCGGACCCAGCCGGTAGTCGAAGCTTTCGTGGATCCACCTGGCGTAGAGATCGACGTTCACGTCACCTACCATTCCGCCGACCCATACGGTCGCTTCGAGCCGCCCCAAGTTTCCATAGTCCTCGTCGAGATGATGGGCGCGTTCGAGCTCGTGCTCCGGTGCGGAGTGAGCGCCGTGCGGTCCTTTCCAGTCGACCGGCGCGTTCCTGATCGACTGCTGCATCACCAGCTTCGAGACCAGGCGCATCTGGCGCAGCGCTTTCTTGCCGACGAGCTGACCCTCGCGAGCAAAGACGCCGGCCAGGGCGTTCGCGTCGAAACCACGGAAGTAGAGGCGAGCGGTCATAGTGGCCCGGCCTTGATGTTGCCGGTCACCTGGTAGTGATCGAGCCGCCCGAGAATGTTCCGGCGCGGCATGATGCCTTTGACCTCGACGTGCAGACCCTCGACCTCGATCACGTCGCCGTCGCTCACGATGACGTTCTTCGGGAGAAGAAGCGTGGCCTGGACCGTATCGATGTCGGCAGCGCCGCGGGATGCCGACTGGTCCGCGCGCACCTGGCTTGGCGTCACGGTATCGCCGAGATCGACGACGCCGAGCTTGATGCCGACAGGCGCGTCAAATGATGCGCGACCGAAGGCGTTGCGACCATTCTTGCGGTGCAGCAGGGCAGGGACATTGGCAACGAACATTCAAGCCTCCAGTGTGACGCGTGCATCCGATGACGGGTGGAAGACCTCATCACGGATCTCGTGGTAAGTCGGGATCCCGGCGTCATTGGAGACGATCGAGATTTCCTGTCCGAACCATTTGTAGTTCGGGTCAGGGTGAGTGATCTGAACCGTGTCATGCCCAGCCTCGAAGGCAGTGTGCATGTAGATTTCGTTCCAGGCGTGCATCAGGTTCTGGCGCACTGTGTCCCGGATCAGCTTCGAGGACTTGTAATTCCGGCCGAGCCTGTCCGCGAACTTGAACACCGGGTTGGTGGCGTTCTCCACAAGCACCGACGCGGCGGCTTCACTCATCGACATGCCGGAACGCATGTTGAAGTCGACCCGCAGCCCGTTGTCCCTGATCTGCTGGGCCATGGTGATGACATCGCGCTGTGCCTGCATCTCGATCTGCCGCACCGCGTAGGCTGCGACCTCGAAGATGAAGCCGTGATGATCCTCCAGACCGGCCGGCTCATCGAGCCCGCAGTCCGCGCAGGAAGCATCATAGCTGTCATACGCGCAGTCCATCATGGACTCATTCAGCGAGGCGTGTTCCATGCTCGCGTAGTGAGCGGCCGCCTCGTATCCGTTGGCGATCGCCTGCTCGCGTGCGACGACATCGATCGGATTGTGCCGCATGACGGCATCCACCTGGCCGCGCAGCACATCGAGGAAGTTCTGGTAGCGGTTGCCCGCGGCGTCCACAGTGGCAGCCAGGTCGAACGGCTGAAACCCGCCGCCCGCAGTGTTCACGTCGCTAATGCCGAGCCCTGAGTCCAAACTCACGCGCGCGCCACCTGGACAACAATGCGAATGAAGCTCTTGATCTCCTCATACGCCTGCCGACTGATCGGCAGGTTGAGGTAGGGCTTTGAGTTGAAGAACATCTTCGACTCGCCGATCGATTCCGAGATGATCCCCATCTCGCGCTTGTCGCTCGCCGGATCACCGCCGAGCAGCACGTTGGCCTCCGCGAGCTGCGCCCGCTTCATCGCGCGTTGGAAGCTTTGGGGCAGGGCGCGGAACTCGTCTGCCGAGATCCTGGACAGCGGCACCCGGCGGCCCCACCAGGCGATGCGCTGATAGGTGTCCGGGTAGGCGTGGAGCTCGACGGAGACTCGCAGCAGGCGCCGGTATGCTTCCTGCATTGCTGCGATCTGCATTTGCTTGGTCGCCTCATCCCAGCCCGCGAGGTTCGCGAACTCGGTGCGCAGCAGCACAGCTTCGGGGTAGGTCTGAAAACTGTTGAGAGACACCTGCAGGGGCGCGCTGGAGACGATTAGAAACGCTTCGCGCACTTCAACCACATCTGATGCGGTCGTGCATTCGAGAACGATCTCACGCGCGTCTGACGCGGGCACCGGGGCGCCCACAACCGGCGGTTGAATGGTCAGCTGGTCAGCAGTGAGCGCGACCGTCGCATTCTGGTCATTGGGGACGAACGTATCGACCGTGCCATTGCCGAGCGGATTGCCCTGGGCGTCATACAGCGTCCAGCTCACCGCCGTCGCCTGGACTGCAGTGCCGTTGTCGTCGACTAGCGTGACAGTGATGGAGCCGGCCAGGCCGGCGGTGAGCTGCTTGGGCATTACTTGGCCGCGTTCTTCGCCTGGGCCTCAAGGATCTTGTCGACCAGCTCCGTGATCGAGCGACCCTTCACGCCGAGGGGATCGGCGAGCTTGCGCAGACCCTCGACCCCATCGTTCGCGCCGACAGCTTCGAGCTCCTGGCGAGACCAGAAGACTTCCTTGGCTTCGGCCGCAGCCTTCGCCTTGGCAGCTTCGAGAGCTTCGGCTTCCTTGGCCTTGCGCTCCTCTTCGGCCTTCGCGAGCTTCTCGCGCTCGGCAGCAGCGTCGGCTTCCGCGGCAGCATCGAGATCGCTCTTATTGGCGAGCTCCGGGATAACCGGGGCGGACTCATACTTCGCCGCCGCTGCGATCGCCGCCGGTCCAACCTGCTCGCCGGTCTCGGCGTCGACAAGGTGAATGGACGCGCCGATGCGGGCGACCTGGCGCCAGTTGAGATCGGCCTCACCGTTCTCGAAATACGCACCCTGACCGAGCGGGCCAGTGAAATTCTCCCAGCCGGGAGCGACGATACGAACCTTCATGAAATCAATCCTTCTGTGAAAAAGAAAGGGGCCGGAGGCGGAACCCCCGGCCCCTCCCAGGGCACTTCTACTGCATGCGTGTCACTAGACACGCACTCAGGTTAAACGTTGGTAATACCGGAGAGGCGGGCGAGCGACTTGGTGCTCTTCAGCGCCGTGCCGCAATACCACTTCAGACGGTAACGCTCGGCGTCCTTCGTCTGGAGCGTGCCGATGTGCTGAACGCGGATACCCGCGCTCGGGCCACCGAACAGACCGTGCAGACCGTCCGACTCGTTGAAGCGAGCCGCGTAGATCGAGCAAGTCGTCGCGCCGGAGGTTCCTTGCACTTCGTCACCCGGCAGGAAGTCGTTCACGATGATCGGAACGCCGCGGTAAGCCGGAATGGTCAGCGCGCGGCCACCATTCTGCTCACGGCCGGTGCCGGGGATCGTGACGTGCTCCGGGGTCGTGCCGCCGAGGGTGCGGAGCAGCGACAGGAGGGCGTCGTGGGTGCCACCGCGCATGATGAGCGCGTCGGCGCCGAGCGGAACCATGCGGAGCAGGCCGTCGATCATCTCGAAGGTCACCGCGGCGCCGTTGGCCGCAGCCGACTTCACCTGGCTCGGGTCGACGAGCTGATGAAGACCGTCGAATTCCTTCGTGTTGGTCGTGCTGTTGCCGATCGCGAGGGTGCGCTGGAACTTCCGCTGCATACCCTTCGCCTTCGCGGCGATCTGGATAGCAGTCTGGTCGTTCGTGTCCGACATGGTTTCATCGAGGAAGTTGTCGATGTCCACGTCGCCGGCGAGGATCCGCAGCTTCGCGACGATCTCGTCGAAGTCGGCCCCGCCCTCGTTCACGTCATCATACGGATCGAGGAAGTCCGCTTCGCTCAGCGTCTTCTCGCGGTTGTAGACGTATGCCTTGCCGACGATGCGCTTGAACGGCATCAGGGCAAACATCGCGTCGTTGTCGATGATTTCCTCGATAACACCCTGCTCCAGGATGTTGTTCGAGAGCTTCTCAGCTTCCACTCGAAGCAGGGGCATTCAGGGAACCTTTCTCAAAAACTCGATTGGTTGGTTTGTGGCGCTCATAATAGCAAAGTCCGAGTGCATGTGCAACAACACACATGCACTCGATCCCAAACTATTTTAGCGGGCGTTCTTTTGGCGAAGGGCGCCGATCGCACCGGACAGTCGCTCAAGGCGGCTCTGACCAGGGTTCTGCGGGGTGCCGTCCGTGGTCTTCGTCGCAGCGCCAGGCTTCGTCTTCGACTTCAGGAGCGAGTCCTTGTCCGGGTCGGCGTTGATGACTTTCTGGATCGCTTCGTTGAACGGCAGGGCGTTGCCCTTGCTGTCCTGAACCTTCGCGCGCTTCGCATCGCCGGCAGGTTTGTCGTAAACCACGACATGGCCGTCGACGACTTCGACGTAATCGCCAAAGAGACGTTGGGCTTTCGCCCCGGTCAGGATCGTCTCGTCGTTGATGAACTTCGAGTTGGCGAACGCATTCTCGACGCGGATGTTATTGAGCTGGGCCTGGAGCGTGGTGACTTCGCTGTCACGCGCTTCCTTCTCGGCCTTGACGCGAGCGAGCTCAGCGGCGTGCTCTTCGGCCTGGATCTCGCGCAGCTTAGCGACATCGTTCTCGGCCTGGGCGCGCGCCTTCTCGGCATCCTTGGCGGCCTTCTTGGCTTCCGCGGCTGCCTTCTCGGCATCTTCGACCTTCTTGGCATTCGCCTTGGCGACCTCGGGGTCAATCCCGTCGAACCCGGCGAGCTTGGCCTTCAGCTCAGCAAGCTCGGCTTCCTTCGCCGCGAGCGCAGCCTTCGCTTCGTCGGAGAGCTTCTCCTTGGCAGCCGCTTCTTCAGCAGCAGCCTTCTCGGCAGCTACGCGAGCAGCCTCGGCTTCGGCCGCAGCCTTCGCGGCATCGTCTTCGATGTGACCCTCGGGATCGCGAAGCAGGCGGCCCATGCGAAGCTCGTTCGCACTGGCGCGGACTCCGGCGATACGCGTCGAGGAAAACAGGTGTCCCTTGAGTGTCATTTGAAAAACCTTGTCCTATCCTTGTAAAGGTAATTGCATGCAATATAACACGCATGCACTATAAGCCACAACCCCGAACTGGCAGATAATTCCAGGCCAGGGCGTTAGCCGGATAGGTTAGAAGGCGCTACCGCCGTCCATCAGACGGTCTTCTTGGCGGGCGTGTTGTTCTCGCCCTGCTTGTTCTTCTTCGCGCCGGTTTGGCCGCGTCCCTGTTTCGGGATCGAGGGCGGGGCGCCGGGAGCTCCGGGGGTCGCGCCGTTTCCACCAAGCTCGCCCACGGTGCCGCCAGCCGGCAGCAGATCGTTGAGCCACTTGTTCTGGATGTCGTCGATGATCTTCTTCATGTCCTCGTCGGACATCTGCGGGAACATCTTCTTGGCGGTGCGCTCCATCTGCTCGCGACGAAGCTCGATCGGAGCATTCATGAGCGCGAGCCGCTGGGCGTTGTCCATCTCGTCGGCCAGATTCCGAACGTCGAACGTGGTCGGATAGGTGACGTAATCGTCGATGTCCTTCAGTTCCTTGAGATTATCGTTCCAGGCGAGGACCAGGCGAACCAGGTTCTTCTCGATCAGCTGTAAGCTGCGAGCCTTGGCAGCGAGCATCGCGTTGAGCTTCTCGAAGTCGTAAGCCTTCGCAACGCCGGAGCTGTTGTCGATCCCGGCGGAATTGTCTTCCTTCGTCCGCTCGCCGGCCATGCCGATCGAGTGGTAGATCTCGCCGACGATCTTGGTGACAGTCTGGATGATGAGCTGCGCCTGCTTGACATCGGGTGACAGGAATTCGGGAGCGGCGCCGCCTTCAGCGTTGTAGGCGAACACCCGCTTGGTGCCCATTTGCTGGATGTGGTTCTGCTCGTCGCTCGAACCATCGTCCTGCGGGTCGACCGAATTCTCGCTCGGCAGCAGTCCCTGGAACGGAATGGCGAGCTGGCTGAAGGTCTGGTCCTGGATGATGACATCGAGGTTCGACAGATAGTTGGCAACGGCGCGGTCCAGGTAGGCCACGTCTTCGATGAGGCCGAGGCTCTTGTAGAGCTCTTCGGAAGCAAAGTGATCCGCGGGGAAGATCGGCACCACGCCGAGATTGTGTTCGACCGGGACACCGAGCACGACCTTCTTCTCGCCGTCCTGGGCAGTCGTGATCTGCATCGGGATCGAGAAGGTCTTCGTCCACAGGCGGTAGCGCTCCGAGAGTGAGCCTGCGGTCAGCGGGTTCGAGTCATCGCGGACGTATTCGCGATTGAGCAGCCATTCGAGCTCGCCGTCGTCGTCGTAGGCGAGATCCAGCACGTCGATCGGCTTGAGGAAATAGGCATAGGTCCGGCCACCGGACTCCTTGCGCTGAGCTTCGGTCAGCGTTCCCTGCGGCACGTTGTTGTCGACCACGACCCAAATCCGCCCGAACGTCGAGGTCCAGGTCGAGATCGCGTTCATGAGGTCGGCGATGGGGCGCTTGAGGAGCGTCGAGGTCTGCCAGAAATCCTTCACCGGGCCAGGCAGTTGCTCCTCGGAGCGACGGTCGATCGCGCCCTTGAAGACATACTTGTTGACCAGGCTCACGACTTCCCGGCTGTGCGGGAAGCGATAGGCGCGCTGCAGGCGCTTCTCGTATTCCTTCAGACCTTCCTTGTGGTAGGTGAAGATGTTGGCGAGGATCCACTCACGGCCGCCCTTGTAGCTGAGCTCCAGGAACTTCCAGTGATCGATCGAGCCCGCGTAATCCGGGTGCCGGCGGTTGACCATGTTCAGCAGCGCGTCGTTCGTCGCGGACTGAAGCATCTGGACGGTGATTGCGGGGACTGCGGCTGCGGGCATGGTGGCTCCAGAATACCATAGTGCATGCGTGTTGTCACGCATGCACTTGGCTCAATAGGAATATCCAATCAGCTTCTTGAAGCGCTGGCCGAAGAGGTAGTGGATGGGATAGCCGAGTGCGTCGGCCATATGCTCGGTGCCCTGGCTCTTATCGACCTGGGGCGTGCCGGCCTTGTAGATCGTCTGCTCCAGGCTCTCGATCAGCTTCAGGCACTTGTCGTTCACGAACATCCGACAGGTGCCGTCCGCGGACTTGAACATCGAGTTCACGACCGCCACGCGGTCGCTGACCAGCGGGTGCTTCTTCTTGTAGAGGATTTTCTTGTAGCCACGCTCGCGGAACACATCGAGATCGCTCTCGCCGCGGCTTGAGCTGCG